TAATCCTCATTATCTTCCTATTGTTGAAATAGCAATGGCTTATCCAATGCCTAATGATAAATTATATGATTTTTATAAAGATGTTATCCCAAAACAACAAATATGGAATAAATGGATTAAGTCTAATATGATTTGGAATGATGAAGAAGTTATATTATTAGCAACTTATTTTGAATGTAGCACACGTGAAATAAAGGATAATTATTCTTTATTGGAATCTTTAAATAAAGATATTATAATAAGTGAAATAAAAGGTTTTGAAGGTAAAATAAAAAAGAAGAAAAAGAAATGACAAAAAATAAAGAAATATACAATGTAACTTACAAGAAAATGGAAGTAAATAATCCGCTTAAAACAGAATATAATGAAGATGTTTATCATGAATCATTTTATGCGGCATTAGCAAAATCACAAGCACAATATGAAGAAAGGTTTAAACTAGACTCAATAGTTCAATCTGTTATTGATAAATTTAACAGTAGAGCTAAAATAGGTAAAGAAAAATACAATAAAACATTAGACAGAACAGATCTATCAGCATTAGATTGGATTAATCATGCTCAAGAAGAACTAATGGATGGAATTTTGTATTTAGAAAAACTAAAACAAACCTTAGGTGGCAAATAAATTTAAAAATCCAACTAAAATAAAATTATATGAGATTAACCATGCTACAGATAGAACAGTTAGTTATTCTCAGTACTCTACTTGGAGACAATGTCAACATCAGTGGTACCTTAATTACGCTCAAGGTAATTATATATATAATCCTAGTATTCATACTGTTTTTGGGACTAGTATTCACACAACATTACAAACCTATTTGGAGGAAGTATTTACTGTATCTAATGCGTCAGCGAATAAAAAAGATTGGATTATATTTTTCAAAGATACTTTCACTAAAGAATATCAAGAACAACTAAAAAACAACAAAAACCAACATTTTTCATCACCAGATGAAATGAGAGAGTTTTTTGAAGATGGTGTTGAAATTATTAATTCATTTATCAAAGATAAATCAAAATGGTTTGGTGTTAGAGGTTGGGAACTTGTAGGTATTGAAACACCTATTATTTATCCATTAGAAGGTAAAACTAACCTATATATGAAAGGTTTTATCGATTTAGTAATGTATAACAACAATACAGGTAAATACTTTATATATGATTTTAAAACATCAACTAGAGGCTGGACTGATAAGGAAAAGAAAGATGAAACTAAATCTCAACAGATTATCTTATATAAGAAGTTCTTTAGTGATTTATATAAGGTAGATTTGGATATGATTGAAGTTGAATTTATTATTCTAAAACGTAAATTGTTTGAATCTAAAGAATTTGTTATTCCGCGTATTTCAGGTTTCCAGCCTGCGGCTGGTAAAATTAAATTAAAGAAAACATTAACATCCTTTAATCAATTTCTTGATGAATGTTTTACTCAAGATGGGTTGTTTATATATGATAAAAAATATCCGATGAATGTAGGTTCACATTGTAAATGGTGTGCATTTGGACAAAATGGAATGTGTACTAAAGGAGAAGAAAAGAAACAATTTTTTATATAATTTATTGTTTTTTGTATATCCCTGTATATTTATATACAACAATAAAAACAAAGTTATGGGAAAAACACCAAGTAAAGACAAGAGTTTAACAACATTAAAACTCGAACCACAAATGTTTGATGATTTCAAAGTATTGTGTGTTAGAACAAAATTCAATTTATCAAAATTGGTAGATCGTGCAATGCATTATTATAATAATAATGAAGAATTTAGAAAAATAATGCATACTTACAAACATGAAACTACAGGTTCTTTAAATTAAACAAATGAAAAATAGTTATATTCCAAAAAATCAAAGAAAGAAAATTCTACTCCTTTGTGATGACATTCGAGTCCACTCAGGAATCGCCCATATGGGTAGAGAATTGGTTATTAACACAGCTCATCATTACAATTGGGTTAATTTAGGAGGAGCTGTTAAACATCCAGAAGCAGGACAACGATTTGATTTATCTGAAGACACTAACAAACAAGCTGGTATCACAGACTCATCTGTAACTCTGTATCCAACTGATGGTTATGGTAATCCAGATTTAGTTAGACAATTAATTCAAATTGAAAAACCAGATGCTTTATTTATAATAACTGATCCAAGATATTGGGTTTAGTTGTTTGAAATGGAAAATGAAATCAGAAAACAATGTCCTATTGCTTATTTAAATATTTGGGATGATTATCCAGCACCATTGTATAATGAGACATTCTATGAATCATGTGATGCCTTATTAGGAATTTCAAAACAAACTGTTAATATTAATAAATTAGTATTAGGTGATAAAATAGGTGACAGAATTGTTAAATATGTTCCCCATGGTGTTAATCATAAAAATTTTAAACCATTAACTAATGAGGAAAAATCATCTAAAGAATTTACTGAATTTAAAAACCAAATTTTAAAAGGTAAGGAATATGATTTTGTATTGTTCTTTAATTCAAGAAATATTAGAAGAAAACAAATCCCAGATACTATTTTAGCTTTTAGACATTTTGTTGATCGTTTGTCTAAAGAAAAAGCCGCAAAATGTTTATTACTTCTTCATACACAACCTGTGGATGAACATGGTACTGATTTACCAGCAGTGATTGATTTATTATGTCCTGAGTATTGTAATGTTGAATTTACAGGTGGTATGTTTGATCCTATTAGAATGAATTGGTTGTATAATTTAGCAGATGCTCAGATTTTATTAACATCTAATGAAGGATGGGGATTAAGTTTAACTGAAGCTTTAGCAGTAGGTTTACCTATTATTGCTAATGTGACTGGAGGAATGCAGGATCAAATGAGATTTGTTAAAGATGGAGTATGGATAGATTTTGATGAAGATTTTCCATCTAACCATAGAGGTACTGTTAAAAAACATGGTAGGTGGGCGTTCCCCGTTTATCCAACTTCACGTTCATTAGTTGGTTCAGTACCTACACCTTATATTTTTGATGATAGATGTGAACCTGAAGATGCTGCTGATAGAATTGAAGAAGTTTATAATTTAGGTCCAGAAGGAAGGAAAGAAGTAGGTAATGAGGGAAGAGAATGGGCGTTAGGTGATGAAGCTGGATTTACATCTGAAAAAATGGGTAATAGAGTTATTGACACTTTAGATGAATTATTTGAAACTTGGGAACCAAGAGAAAAATATGAGCTAATTAAAGCTGGAGATTATAAGAAAAAAGTTTTAAACCATAAATTAATATATTAATGAAACCGTTATTTATAATAAGTTGCCCTATTGATACATACAGTGGGTATGGAAGTCGTTCTCGTGATTTAGTTAAATCAATTATTGAATTAGATAAATATGATGTGAAAATCTTACCTCAAAGATGGGGAAATACACCTTGGGGATTCATTGAAGACCATGATGAAAAGTGGGGGTTTTTGAAACAACATATCCTTCAACAACCTCAATTACCAAAACAACCTGAAATTTGGGCTCAAGTAACTATCCCGAATGAATTTCAACCAATTGGTAAATTTAATATTGGTTTTACAGCAGGTATTGAAACAACAGTTTGTGCACCTGATTGGATTGATGGTTTGAATAGAATGGATTTAAATATTGTTTCATCTGAACATTCTAAAAAAGTATTTGAAGATTCTACATTTGAACAGAAAGATGAAAGAACGGGTCAAATTATTAGACAAATCAAATTAGAAAAACCAGTTAAAGTATTATTTGAAGGAGCTGATTTAGAAACATATAAACCTATTAAATCATCAGAGGTTAAAGACATTGATTTAAGAGAAGTTAAAGAAGATTTTGCATTTTTATTTGTAGGTCATTGGTTACAAGGTGATTTAGGAGAAGATAGAAAGAATGTTGGTTTATTAGTTAAAGCATTTTATGAAACATTCAAAAATAAAATGAAAAAACCAGCATTAATTCTAAAAACAGCAGGCGCTGGAGCTTCATATTTGGATAGAGAAAGACTATTACAAAAAATTGCTCAAATTAAAGC